ATCTGATACTTTCCCCTGCGAGATGTGAAGCATCTCTGTATATCTCCCATTAGCTTCTAATTTGAAATCTATTACTTCTCTTATTACTATATATAGAACAAGAACTGCAAAATATGCTCTAAATGCTTAGAGATAGCTAACTTACGGGTAATTCGCTATTTGCACGTACAGACCAATAAGAGAGGTTATATTTGCATTTGGAGACTAATATGGTATAATTGCAAGATAAGACTAATATAACTTGTAGATAAAAGGAGAAACAAATGTCAGTACAAGTAGAGAAACATACGTTAGTATCGAGGTTCGATGCTGAAACTAATGAGATGATTGCTCAAGATGAGTTTATACTTCGTAAAAAGAATATGAAGGCTAAGGGATATAACCTAGTATATATGCAGGAGCTAATGGAGACTGCTCTATTATGTAAGAGTATAGAGCAGTGGTATATAGTTATGGATCTACTAACTAATGTTGTTAAGCAGGACTTTAAACTTAACATTACATATAAAGAGATAGCTAAGACGTATAACGTATCAGAAACAATAGCTAATAGGATCATAGGATTTATGAAGAAAGGTTGTATAATCAAGGGCAATAGAGGAATATATGATGTCAATCCTTTCTTGGTAATACCAAGGGGAGCTAAAGATGATATAGTTACTCTAAAACAAATAAGATGGGGAAATGATGATGGCAAAATCTATGGATCAGTATCTGAATGAGGTAGATTATAGCTTCAAGGACTATGTCCCTAGTAAAGAAGCTTTAACTATCGTGAACTTTATTAAAGAGGTTAATAATGGTATGGAGGAGAATACTACTCCTCTAGTTCATCTTAGGATGCTAGATACCATTCTGAATAAAACACCTAGAGATATACTTGTATGTCATCGTGGTGCTGCTAAGAGTAGCCTTATTGAGTACATTATCCTCTATGCTGCTGCATTTGGGAAGATACCAGGTTTTGGTAAAGTATCGTTTATAATGTACGTATCTGACAGCATAGTTAATGGTGTAAAGACCCTTAGAAAGAATATCCAGTTCAAGTATGACAATAGCCCTTTCTTACAGAAATTGATACCTAATAAGAGCCTTAGATTAGGTGTAGAGAATGGTGGTAGTGTAGGAGAAGAGAACTGGGATGATAATGCTGGTGGTAGGAAGTTTACGGATATAAGGCTAGAGTTTCAGAATGTAGCTGGAGATAGGTTAGTAGTTAGGGGATATGGTGTAGGTACTGGTGTTCGTGGTACTAGAGAATTGGGTCAGAGACCTAATGTAGCCTTCTTAGATGACATTATGAGCGATGAAGATGCTAGGAGTGAGACTACTATCAAGAACATTGAGGACATAGTTTATAAGGCTGTATCTAAAGCTCTACATCCTACTAATCAGAAGATAGTATGGGTAGGTACTCCATTTAATGCTAAAGATCCATTGTATAAGGCTATTGAGAGTGGTAGCTGGAAGGTTACAGCTATACCTGTATGTGAGAAGTTCCCTTGCACTAAAGAGGAGTTCAAAGGTAGCTGGGAAGATAGGTTTCCCTATGAGTATGTATTGAGAGAGTACCAAGAAGCTGAAGCTATGAAGAGACCAGAGAACTTCAATCAAGAGCTTATGCTAAGAGTTACTTCTGATGAGGATAAGCTACTAAATGATGATGATACTAAGTGGTTTGATGAGAAAGAGGTATTTAAGAATAAGTTTAGCTACAACTTCTACATAACTACGGATTTAGCTACTACTGTAAAGGATAGTAGTGATTACAGTGTGATCACAGTATGGGCTGTAAATAGTCAGAAGCAGTATATGGTAGTAGATGGCTTCTGTGATAAGGTAGAGGTTAGTAAGTTTATTAAGGAGCTATTTAGGCTATGCCAAAAGTATAGTCCTCTGAGTGTAGGTATAGAAGCTACAGGACAGCAAGCAGGGTTCATTAGCTGGATCAGAGACGAGATGGTTAAGAAGAATATCTACTTTAACCTAGCTAGCTCAAACAATGGTGGTAGAGAAGGTATTAGACCTGTAGGAGATAAGTTCTCTAGGTTCTTATTATTTGTGCCTAATTTCAAGCAAGGAAACGTTTGGGTAGCTAATAGGATGAAGGATATGGCTTGGGGTAAAGAGTTCATTGACGAGGCTTCTAAGGCTTCTAAAATGGGTTTTAAGAGCAGACACGATGATGTGTTAGATACTATCTCTATGTTACAGATGATGGACATATATGCCCCTAGTGAAGCAGCTAGATCATTAGATGCTGATGAACAGCTTTTCTACGAGGATTATGATACTCTTAGCAAATATGGATCAAATACAATCTTTTGAAAGGATATGAATGCAGATAGACAAAGTGTTGAGTGATATACAAGATCATCTAATGGTTAATATATCGGCTTACGCAGGTAAGCCTATGAGTAGTGAAGGACTGATACCTGTAGTTAATCAGGCATTGAATGAGATATATGCAGAGTTTAACTTAGGTACAGATCAAGCTATCATAGCAGTACCTAGTGATAGCAGAGTATTTAGCTTAGAGCTGAATATGGATGATAACTTTACGTATGATGTAGGTGGTGTAGCTACTAAGAGATTAGCTAAGGATAGCAATGTCATACTAGCTACTACAAAGAGTATCAGAGAAGCTGAGAAAGCTAAGGATAAGCCTAACGAAGTTTTAGATACAATAGTTGCTGATTATGGTTTAAGGAGATAGTATGATAAGATCAGTCCAAAGTGAAGAAGTCTTAGAGATACTAGATATTACAGATAGTAAGCAGAGAGAGTATGTCTTAAACGCTAAGAATGCCTTTCTAATCGATCCTAAGACCATATACTTACCAAACAATAAAGAGGGAGATATTCTATATGTTAAGTATAGGAAAATAGCTCCTGAATTAGTCTCCACAACAGATAATGTAGGATCTACAGAGTTTCCTTTACCAAACCAACTGCTTAGATTACTATATGCTTTAGTTGCTTTAAAAGTTGTCAGAAGCATAGATGGGTTCAAGCAATTAGAAGGACCTATAGTTAATAATTATGTCAGAGAACTAGAAGAAGCCAAACAGCATTCTTGGGCATTAGATCAAGATATGCTATCTACACTAGAAACTAAGAAAGGATTTTACTAATAATGCCAGCTATAGGTTTACCAGGTACTCCTGGTGGTTCAGTATTAGCCCCTATTGGGACAGGTACAGGTTCTTCTACACCTGAGATCAAAGTTGTGAAATATGAGATACCTACAGAGCTTACTAATTTCACTAATCACTTAACTGAGATACTAAGAGTTAATAATAGTATCAATAGTATAGATACAGTAGCAGGAGCTATGACAAGTATAGATAATGTCTTAGCTAAAGTAAATGTTATTGAGAAAGTATCTAATTCAGTTGATAACATAGATACCTTAGCTACTATGAAAGATACTATGGTAACTCTTAAGGATAATCTACAAGTATTAAAGGATACTCTAGAGCAAATACCACTATTAACTGAGATCAAGAACAAGAAAGAGGTACTAGATGTTATCTATGCCTTCAGAGAATCATTTGTAAATTGTAGTGAAGACGAAGAGATATTTAGGACACTATATAACAACTTAGATCAGATTAAAGGTGTATATGCAGACATATCTAACATAGATATTGTGTATAAGCATCTATTAGCTATTGAGATAGTTGCTAGAGGTATCAAGATACTAGAGGTCTTTACAGCTAACCTAGAGACTTATAAATCGTTACTAGAGATGAAAGATGATCTAAAGGTTATCGTAGCCAATATGACAGATGTTACTAAAGCTATTGAGGTTTATAAAGATCTACCTAATAAGATAGCTGAGTTCAAGAGTGATCTAGAGAATACCATAGCTCAAGCTAATAAAGCTATCGAAGATAAAGCTAACGATATGCTAGGACAGATAGCTCACGCTCTATTACCACTAGAGAATGCTCTAATGAAAATGCAGGTGGATATTGCTGGCTTTAAGCTAGATGTGAATACTAAGCTTACTGAAATGGCAAATAGCTTTAGTGAGAAGTTACTAGCTCTTAAGACAGAGAAAGATAAAGAGCTAGAAGCTATCAAAGCTGAAATGCTCCATATCAAAGAGACTTATATAGGTCATCAGATAGTCAATAACGTAACTACAACTAATACTGAGACTACAAACGTTACTAAGGATGTTAAGGCTACAACGAAGAATGAAGTTACTGCAAACACTACAGCAACCAATACTACAACAGCTACAACGAAGAATGACGTAACTAATAATGTTACTGAAACTAAGACAACTACAGCTACAGTTAATGGGGATATTAAAGCTGATATAGTAGCTAACGTAACTGGTAAAGGCGATACTACACCAACTCCTAGTGAAGACGAGGGAAATGGAGCAGAGATATGATCAAATATCAAGTATATACAGCTAAAGATAAACAAGTAATTCTCCCTGAAGGGGAGATCACTAAAGCTATTTGGGATAGTAAGAAGAGTGAGTTAGATACTTATAGAACTACACAGACTAATAAGATACTAACTGATTTAAGAGCTAGGACTAAGAAGGATAGCAAGAATGATCATAGAGCTATCTTTATGGATTTAGCTAATGGTGTGATCATCTGGGCTAGATTATTAGCAGGAGATACCCTAACCGATCCTAAAGTAGCTACAGAGTATTTTTACCTTAGAACACCTAAAGGTAATACAGAGATTAATTTCACAGAGTTATTCTCTAAGTGGGAGATACCTAATGGTAATGAAGAAGTAGATAAGGTCATTAAAGCCTTATTTGAGAAGTATAAAGAGCTTCAGAAGGCTGAATTAGCTGGTAAGACCATAGATCAAGTAGCACTCAAAGATGAACTTGTAAAGCTTATTAAGAAGTATGTTGATGCTAAGATAGCTGAAATACCTTCTACAGGTGGAACACCAGCTCCTATAAGTAAAGAGACTATTATCAATATCTTAAAAGGTGTAGCTGATCCAGATCAACCAGATGCTGGTAGTGTATTTGCTCAGTTGCTACTAGAGAATATACTGACTTCTGATAGCACCTTAACACAATTACTGGCAGAAGATAATGATTCTAAACCATTAAAGTATTTTCTAAAACTTAACAACCTATATGGAGCAGAAGCTAATATAGATATGTTTAAAGAGACCTACAATAGTGATACTCCTATGGTAGTTTGTGGTGTAAATAGACACGGAGAGGCATTAGTTAAAAACCTTGATATATTAGATCTTAATACTGAAGGTATGAATTATGATACTCCATTATATGGTAGTCAGGTCTTTGTGAATAAACACGCTGCCTCTCTGAAGAATTTACCTCCACAGTATTCTCTAATGGTATATAAAAGCGTAAAGTGGGCTAAAGAGCTTAATGATACTAATAACTCAGCAGAAGAGCATTATATAAATGGTAATCTTAATCCAGAAAATACCTATGTGCCTAATAAGATAAGAACTGTAGGTATGGAAGATGTGCTTAGATACTTTGCTAATACTGTATGTCCTATACTTTACTTAGAAGAGCAAACTGATGGCTCGTATAGCATAGGCAATCAAGCTACAGCTAATCTATTTAAGAAATACATAGCTTTCTTAGGTGCTGATGGTAAGCTACCAGATAGCATCCTACCAGCTTCAGTTAGCACTATCACGAATAACCTTATAGACAATACTAAGCCTTCTGAGCCTATTATTAAAGAGACTATCCTAAAGAACTCTTTGTATAAGCTAGGTATGTTACCTAATGCAGATAAGTATCAAGAGTTTACTGATGAAGGGAACATCACTACTCTAGGGACATATAGGAACTTTGTAGTTACTCTAACTAAGAAGCTAGATACCTTTGCTATTTCTACTGATAATATCCCAGCTCAAAACAAGACTGATAAGATATGGTTTGAAGGAACTATCATAGTTAAAGGAGCTAATTTTATTAAGAGTTGGGGAAATATGTTTGTCTGGAGAAATGGAGCACCAACAGATCTAGGAGATATGGAAGTATTTGCCTATGTTCTCAATCCTCTAGATAATAAGATATACATAGGTAGGGTATAGAAATGAATAGCTCTATGTTAAAGGTAACTAGCAAGGACAAACTACCTTGCTTGGTTATTAGAGATACCATAGCTGGAGAGTTATTTCCTCAAGGGGCTATAACTAAAGATATCATTATGTATGAGAACCCTCAAGAAGAGCTGGATATTATCAATCCTCCAGAGATTACCTATAATGGCTCTACAAAGCCTAATACTAAGGTAGAGATGCTCTCTGAAACGGGAGAAGTGTTAGCTACAACTACGTCAAATAGTGAAGGTAAATACTCATTTAAACCTAGTAAACCACTAATACCAAATGTAACTAGAGTTAAGTATAGATACACATACTCAGATGGAACTCCTCAGAAGACTACTTCACTAGAGATAGGCTATGAGAAAGATTACTCTAAGATATCTGTAGTTACTGGTTTGCTTGATGTTGATATAACTTATACACTCAAGAAAAGTAGATATGTTGCAGGAGATAAGATATCTATTACGCTTACTAATGATCCTACTATTAAGAAGGAGTATACCCTTACTGCTGAAGATATTATTGCTAGTAAAGCAACAGTTAGCTTTCCTGTATATAAGGCTACTAAAAACCTTATTTACTCTAAGATAGAACATTTAGCAAATAATAGTATGGAAAGTCTTAATACTGTTTTAGATTTATCAACGAGTAAGATTAAACCTAAAGTATATGTTCAGTTTAAACAAGGTAATCAGAAGTTATCTGATATATGGGCTGGTAAAAGACACTTTACATTAGCTTTAAAGTATAAGGGAGAAGTTCTTTACTTTACGTATAATGTTTCTGATGGGGCTAAGAATATTGAGTCTCACATAACTAATAGAACACCTATTACTTATATGCAGAAGTTAAGTGATCCTTCTATACCTCTGAAATCTGGTGGTATTGGTTTCTTATTGAGCGATAAGTGTAATGCTCTAACATTAACAAATGTTCTTTATGATCGTTATAGTGACTTAGCTATAGGTAGAGTAACTGGTAATACGGAATATCACACACTTGACTTTATTAAGCTAAGTATGGAGAAAACTCTTGGTAACATTGTGTTTAGAGTAAAGGATACTCAAACGATCACTTTACTCAATGGCACAGTTAAACCTTTCGTAGGCTTTACGATAGATCTACCAGGTTTTACTGGAACTGCTAAGGATGCTGAGAATATTCTTAAAGAATTAGAGATCGAATGGACAACATCTGTTAATAGACAGCTATATCAAGAGTGGTATCCTCTCTATATAAACGAAGCTTGCGATAATCTACTAATGCACAGAGCTAATCCTCTCTACGCTCAGAATGTAACCGCAGAGCAGTTTGAGAACCTATGTAGCTCTAGAAAGGTAGCTGAGTTTAGAAGCTATACTTATAAGAAACCTTTTTGTCCTCCATATACCTCAAATAATAGGCAAACAGATACTATGCAGCTTTATCCTGTGCTGTATGATCCTATGTCTCAACATCCAACAACCTCGTTTATAATAGGGTGGGATAATAATGCTATGTTAGATGCTTTAGTTCTCTCTGATACATACCTAGAAGATAAGAACATAGCTACTATTACTGATAAAAATGGAGTCTTATTCTTACCTTATAAGTTCAATAGTCCTTCTGGGGTATTAAGTGTTAAGAAATGTCCTGTTATAACTAATGGTGATACTACTATGACTAACTTAATGTTCGTAGGGTCTGCTTTAGCTAAGGATAAAGAATATACAGCAACAGATGGTATGAAACCTTTTGGTATGACAGCTAGTTTCTCTACAGATAGGCAACATTCGTACATTATGTATAAGAGTACCTTAGATAAGTACTTAGCAGGAGGTATAGAAGCTTTTGATACCTATAAGGATTTCTACGTAGAAACTGATATGACAATGCATCAAGAAGTTAATGGAGTAATACCAGCTGATAAGTATAACTCTCTAAAGGTATATTTCAAGGACTATTTAGATGTATTTACTAATAAGTTCAAGAATAGAGCTGAAGATCAAGATGTGCATAAGTTCTACTTTAGGTTTGCTACTACTCGTAGTAGGATATATGAGATATTTAATGGCACTGCACAAATGTATAATAGCGATATTGAGAATACTTGGAAAAGCTCTTTATCTGGGTATCAGAGAAACCCATTACAATGGTTCACTGATGTAACCTTTACTAAAGAGAATAGTGCAGATAAATATCCTTACACTTTAAAAGATATGTCTAATGCCTCTCCTGTCTTAGATTCTTCAAGAAGTAAGCACAATAGCTTATTATTCTTAACCAATATGTCTAGATATCTAACACCTGCTTCTGAGTACTTCTGGAGAGGAATTAGATATCCTTCTCCTAGCAAAAGTGTATTTACCTTATCATTTAAAGTAGAGCAGAAGAATAAAGATGGATTTAACCCTGAGATATCCAATAATGTATATGACTTTATTGGTAAGGATATTACACTTAAGCCAAAAGATGATCTCTATTGTGCATTAGAGTTTAATAAGGATAAAGAAGGTTTAGTTCCTACACAGAAGGATAGAAGGAAGCTATGGAGTAGAGTTGATATGTATATCTCTAAAGATCCTGTAGGTAAAATTACTCTTACTATGCCTAGAACTAAAGATGACTATGGCTTTACACAAGGTGGTCAGAGTATACCTTTAGAGATACCTTATAGAGTAGTATTATCTGTTACAGATGCTCCTGTAGCTTTCTATGAGGGAAATAATAAGACACACTATGGTGATACGTCAGCTGAATTAGTGCCTGAAGATACTTGGATGATTTCTTATGAACAATATAGATATATCTTTCCTAAAGAGGTTTATACTGATGCAGCTACAAAACCAACTAGCAATTCTGATTGGGTAACGCCTACAGGTCCTGCAACTATATCTATAAATAGTCCTACAACACCAGGTAGAATACCTTATGTTCAAGTAGGTCTTATGTTTGAGTTTCCGTATGAAAATCTCGATAAGCCAGTCGCATATAGTGATCCACAAGGGATGACTACAAATTATGCTAACTACAGAGAACTATATGATAAGGCTAAAGAATATATCTTTAACAATATCTATATAGCTCTTTCACAATTCAAATTACAAATAGATTAAGGAGATAGTTATGGAGTTATATAACGTAAATGATAAGGTAGTAGAGAATGTATCTACTATTCAAACAGAGGTTAGCATATCTTACCCAGATAAGCTTAGTAAAGAAGAGCTAAAAGCGAAAGGCTATATCCCTGTAGAGCAGGGAGAGATGCCTCAAGTAGCTCTAGGAGATTTTGAGACTATTTCTAGACGTGTAGATATAGATGAAGATAACTACAAGGTTAGCTATGCTGTAGTTGATATGTCTGATACAGAGATACTACTCTTAGTTAAGAAAAGGATACAAGACCTACTAGACGAGAAGGCTATAGCTAAAGGCTATGATAATATTCTATCTGCTTGCTCTTATGCAGGATTTGATAATCCTTTTAGAGCAGAAGGAGAGAAGTTTGGTAAATGGAGATCAGAAGTATGGTCAAAAGGATATGCTATTCTAAAAGACATCACAGAAGGTCATAGGAAGCTTCCTAAGAGCTTTAAAGAAATTCTTGATGAATTACCTATCCTAGAGGAGATTTGAGCTATGAGCTATCTTATTGTGGCTCTATTAGCCTTTCTATTAGGATTACTATGTTGCCCATTAGTTATCTTTCTCAGAGCTAGAAAGTGTGATCAATGGGATAAGTCTAATATGTTTAATATCTATAGGGTAGTAGCTCACTTAGCTACCCACCCTGATGACTTCGGTAAGATGTACTATGATAATGGAGAGAAGCCTTTCTGGTACATCGATGACGATGAGTTTACCGATGTAGTTAGAACTAGGAGAAAGTTTTGATTGACAGACCTATTCTAAAGCCTATGGGTAAATATCAGTTTGAACTAGTAGAAGATTACAGATATGGGGATATTCTTATCCCCAAAGGATACATTACAGATGGTGCTAGCATCCCTAGAATATTCTGGAGTATCTACCCACCTAATAAAGCAGAATATCTCAGTGCAGCATTAGTTCACGACTATCTTACAGATCTAGCTGTTAGGGGTCTTAGAAGCTTCTTAGAAGTGGATAGGATATTTAAAGATATGCTAGTTGAATTGTCTGTAGCTAAATTAGATGTATTCTTATTGTATACTAGCGTTCGACTATATCATATAGTTAAATACCATTCTAAAGGATACTAATGAATCTACTTAGCCTAGTATTGTCATCATTCACTGATAGTAAGTTCTTAGGATTGCTATTAGTTACCTTAGTTGTCGTTAGTACTATTGTTTATATATGTATGAGTAATAGTATAGGACAGCTAGAGGAAATGAACAAAGAAGCTCAACAAGCTATACAAACACTACAGCTTGAGAAAGCTAACAGAGAAATGGAGTTGCAGGTATGTCAAGATACTCTCAAAGATCAGAATAAAGCCATAGAGGCTTCTAAAGTATCTCCTGAGAAGATTGAGACTACTAAAGCTAAAGTTGCAAGGAAGTACAAGAACATTAAGAAAGCTGATACAGAGCTAGAAACATATAAGGCTATTATCCGTGAAGCTGCTAAGCCTATTGATAAGTAGCCTCTTTCTACTAGGCTGTGCAGAGAAATCTGCACCAGCTTACCTCACTAAAGTTGAATACCAAAAAGTTTATACACCTGTTAAGTGCATAGATACTATGCCAGAGAAGCCAGAGTATGTAGATACTGCTGAGTCTTTTAAGGAACTAATGGAGTATTTTTCTACAGTTGAGGATCTTCTGTATAAGTGTAGCAAGGAAGGAGATAAGAATGCAAGCAAGTAAGAAGAGATTAACGTTTAAGAAAGTGAGTATATTGAGTTGTGTGGCAATAGTCATACTAGGGATAGCATATTGGTCCTATGGGGCTTTTAATGCTCATATTGCAAACAGGGAAGTAGCAATGACTCTTTGGTCAATTACTCAGGGAATAATCAATGCCATACTTAGTCCTGCGAGGGTATTAACACTATTTAAGGCATAGGTATGGGAGAAATACATTATCTGTTCTATGTAGTTTTGATAGGTATATGTGGTAGTGTAACATCATTTATCAATCATAATAACACAGGGTGTAAAGCATTATTTAAGAGGATCTTGGATGGAGTGTTCAGTGCATATATAGTATATGAGATGTCCTATCACTTCTTCCAAGACGAAAGATTTAGCTATGCTTTCTGTGGTGTAGGAGCTTGGTTTGGTAGCGAGATATTAGTATTCGTTAGGGATATAGTAGTAACTCGCTTTGGTGGAAATAACAGTTCAAAGGGTTACTGATGAAGATGACGATTACTAGGTTTATGAATATAGAAGATGGAACATTAGGAGTATTTAGCTTACAGAGAGGTTCAGAGGTAGTCCTTAAAGGATATACTCTAGAACCTGCTGGAGGAGATACAACATCTAGGGGATTAGATCGTAGAATACCAGAAGGTATATATAGGATAGATTGGCATAATTCTCCTAAGTTTGGTAGGTTTCTGCCATTAGTATGGAATAATGATGTACCTAAAGATAGATATATCCTTATACATAGTGGTAACTATCCTAAGCATACAGAAGGATGTATTCTAGTAGGTTGTGATGCTACCTATGAAGGAGTATTCAATAGTAAGCTAATGCTAGATAAGCTACTAGGCTTACTAAGACAAGAGTCTGAGAATAGGTTAGAAATCATATCAGACTATAATAGAGATAGGTTAGATGAAGCCTACAATATTAAGAAAGGACGTATATGCTAGATGAACTAACTAAGAAGCAAGCTCTTAGTGATTTTAAGAAAGACTTTAACTCTGCTGAGAACTCTAAGTCTCAAATTATGGAGAAGATCAGAGAGTGGAGAAATACCTATAATGGAGAGCTATATGGTAACGAAGTAGATGGTAGGTCTAAGATGATCTCTAGGGATATCAAGAAACAATCAGAGTGGCAACAAGCTGAGCTATTAGATCCATTCGTATCTACCCCAGATATAGTTAAAGCTAATCCAGTAACTTATGAAGATGCTGAGATAGCTCCTAGAATAGAGATACTTCTAAATACACAATTTTGCCGACAATTCAACAGGTATAACTTTATGGCTAAAGCTCTAAGAGTTCTAGATGTAGAAGGAACTTGTGTTATTAGATTAGGTTGGGAGTATGAAGCTAAGGATGTAAAGGTCAGAGTTATAGATAAGAAACCTAATCCTCAATATACTCAAGCTATGTCTATTATGCAAGAGCTAATAGCTAATGGAGATCAAGAGAGAGCCTCACAGCTTCAAGAAGCGTTAAAAGGTGTTCCAGAGACCATAGATATACCTAGAATAGAAACTCAAAGGAAGGCTGTTAAAAATCATCCTACGGCACAAGTTTGCAGGAATGAGGATATATTCATAGATCCTACTTGCTTAGATGATATGGATAAATGTCAATTTATAGTATATAGATTTGAGAGTGATCTAAATAGCCTTAAGAAAGCTAATATGTATGATAACCTAGAGCTACTAGAGAATAAGAGTAGTAACATAGGAAGCTATGGTAGCTATAGTAAGTCAGACAATACCTTTGAGTTTAACGATAAGTCTAGAAAGAAGTTCTTAGTTCACGAATACTGGGGTTTCTATGACATCAATGGAGATGGTATCACTGAACCTATAGTATGTACTTGGGTAGATGATGTTTGCATTAGATTTGAGGAAAACCCTTTCCCAGATAAGGCTCTACCATTCTTAGTAGTGCCATTTATGCCAGTACCTTTTAGAATGTATGGAGAGAGCAATGCTGAGCTACTAGGAGATATACAGAAGGTTAAGACAGCTATCTACAGAGGCTTCATAGATAATATGGCTCTTAGCAACAATGCTCAGAAAGGTATTAGAAAAGGATCGTTAGATAGAAGAAACTTAGAGAAGTTCCTAAAGGGAGAGAACTTTGAGTTTAATGGTACTCCTAATGACTTCTACGATGGACACTTCAATGAGCTACCAGGTAGTATCTTTAATATGGTTCAGATGCTATCTAATGAAGCTGAGAGCATAACTGGTGTTAAGAGCTTCAATCAAGGTATGACATCTAGCTCACTTGGTGGAACAGCTACAGGTGTTCAAGGAGTACTTACCAGTGCTTCTACTAGAAGATTAAACATAGTTAGAAACATAGCTGAGAACCTAGTAAAACCTTTACTTAGAAAATGGTTAGCATATAGTGCTGAGTTCCTAGATGAAGAGACACAGATTAGGATTACAAATGAGGAGTTTCTGTGGCTTAAGAGAGACGATCTAGGTGCTAACATAGATATAGACCTAAATATCTCTACAAGCGATGACAATCAAGCTAAGGCTCAAGAATTGGCATTCATATTACAGACTACAGCTCAAAGCTTACCATTTGATCTAACTAAACAGTTATTAGTTAAGATGGCTAGCCTATATAGATTACCTGATCTTGCGAAGGCAATCAGCACTTATGAGCAACCAGAACCTCAACCAGATCCATTGCAACAACAACTAATGCAACTACAAGCTGAGAACCTAGCAGCTGAAGCAGCATTAACTAGAAGCAAAGCAGTTGAGAACCAAGCTGATATGGCTCTAAAAGAAGCTAAGACAGAGAGTGAGAAAGCTAAAGCTGCTAATATAGCTAGTAGAACTGATAAGCAAGATCTAGACTATGTTCAACAATATGATCAGACTAAGAATAAGATCCAAGCTACAGAGAACGAGAAAGCTAGAAACTTTGAACTTAGTAAAGAAATGTTAAAGCTTCTACAAGGAACTAAGAGAGAATATCTCTAAAACTTATGATATACTTAAGCCGAACTCAATCATATAAGGAGAAATAGATGAACGAAGAGTTATTT